AGCTCGTTGATAGATATTACTCGCAGGGTTATTGGTATAGATAATTGCGCGGCAATTTCCGCGGGCACACTTTTTTCGGGCTCACCTGATGCGGCAACCCAAGCCATGCAGATGGAGAATAAATTGTTAGCATATGACTTCGATTCACAACCATTTAAGCACTTAGAAATGCTTTTAAAGGTTGCAGCTCAAGAGCCTATTATTGGTTGGCAAATGCATGTTACAAGGCGCCCTGTTGTTAACTATGGTAGATTGATGTTGGCGATGAACCCATATAACTATTCAGTATTTAATGCGGCTGTCGCAAGACGTTTCGTAACAATCAACATGGATGTACAGGTTGAGAAAGACAATACAGTGATACCGGCTATCTATGAGAATGAGCTTGCCGGTATCTTCAATCACGTGATGAATATAGGGATGAAGCATTTAATTGAAAATGGAGGGCGCATAAAGGTTACTGGTGAAATGAAAAAAGCAACGCTTGATTTTCACCTCAACAATCGTGATGCTGTAAGGTGGTTTAATGAAAAGTATGTTGTGTTAAAACCACCTACTGCATCAGATAAGAAAACTACAGCAGAGGAAAAATTCAGGCAAACTAATAAAGATGTAAAAGTTATATTTACTACCGTAGCTGATATGTATAGAGATTATCGAGCGTGGCTCGAAGATGTTGAAGGTTACTCATCCGGACGCATACAACTAAAGAAACATTTTGCTGCTGATCTGGAGTTATATGGTGTAAAAGAGAATATCTACTACATCAATAAAACAACGATGAGAGGGTGTTATATAGGCCAAAAATGAGCTTTATAAATTACTGTAATTAGCAGCCGGATTTTTGTAATAAGCGAAAAATGAAGCTCGAAGTAGCAGTTTTTAGTACCTAAAAATGACTAAAAGTTATGAACATTTTGTAATTAGTGTAATTAGTGTAATCCTAACTGCTTGATTATTAAGCTTATTACACTAATTACATAATTACAGTCTATAAGATTTTATGAAAGTGTAACTCTATATAATCTTATGTTGCCTTTTTTTTGTAATTTATGTAATAAGCCGTTTTTGGCCTGTTTTTAAATGTGGTGGAAATTGTGTATATTATTAGTGTTGCAGCTCGGACAGGATGGTAAGGACGGGCTTCATTGGTTGCAAGTTTTTTACAACTTATTTTGAATGGCTAAAAGGAGACCGGGTAATCCAAAGATTGGCGAAGCAGGTAAAAAGTACCGATGGAAGAAAGGGCAGTCAGGTAACCCTAACGGACAACCGCGCAAACTTCCTTCACTCGATAAAGTTTTAACCCGTGTGTTCGGAGTTACAGAAGATGATGAAGTAAGTAAAATTGATTTATTACTTGAAGCAATGTATAAGCAAGCAATTAAGAAAGGTAATGTGCAAGCAGCTAATTTAATTCTTGATCGTATGCATGGTAAGCCGAAGCAGGCAGTGGAAATTTCTGGAGCATTAGAAGCGCGTGAACAAGTCAGTAAGTTAATGCCGTTTGCAAAACCAAAAGATAAATGACAATCGCCGATTATATAGTGATAATGATTAAGATGGTAAGGGGCGATTTTAAAAAAAGTTTACCTAAGTAAAGAGATGAAGCGCGTGATTATTTTTTGTCTTATATACATTGCAATTGTTACAGTAATCTATTTATTCGCTTTAATGATTATACCTGAGTGAGATGGAGGAAACGTTTGCATACGCGCCAAAAATTTATTTTGTATTCGAACGTGGCACACCAATGAAGTTTGTTGGTAAGACATGGGGGTTGCGAAAATGTTATTTTGATTTGACTGAGTTGGTGGTGTTTGTTAATTACTTAAACTAATGAATGGGAAATATATTGTTATATGTTTTTCTTTACTGCTTAGTTGCTATGGTAGTTGTCAAGCTCTTCAACAAATACAAGCGCATCGGATGAGCGAGGTACTAATCAATCCCAACCTCCAATTTCTACATGATTCATTTCATGCTGGTAAGTCTGGCGTGGTACAGGAAGGCTCGTCACGTAGTGGTAAGACATGGGCAGACGTTGACTTCATTATTTATTTATGTAGCACAATAGAGACAAACGCCACGATCAACATTATTAAAGAAACATATAAGTCATTCAAGACTACACTGTATGATGACTTTAATAGGCGCCTGCCCATGTTTGGTATATCATCACCATTTGTTGATCGCTCAGATGTGCCGCGCTTCGATTTATTTGGCAACAAAATTAATTTGCTTGGTGCTGATAGTGATACAGTTTATCATGGAGTATCATGCGACTACTTTTGGATAAACGAATCGCTTGATGTATCACAACAAGTCTTCGATCAATCAGAGCAACGATGCCGCAGATTTTGGTGGCAAGATTATAACCCAAAGGTAACAGAGCATTGGGTGTACGATAGGGTGTGTAAGCGGAGCGATGTCGGATTCATTAAGACAACGATCTTGGATAATCCGTTCGTTAGCGAAATGGAAAAGCGCAAGATACTTGGCTATGAGCCTACCCATCCGGACGATCGCGAATTGCCTATCTCTAAACGCAGACCACACCCTACTAATATAATCAATGGCACTGCTGATGATTACATGTGGAATGTATATGGGTTGGGGTTACGCAGCGCACCTGAGGGATTGGTATTCCAACACGTTAACTGGATTAAAGATGTTGAGTATCCTAATGTTGAGAAACAATTTTATGCGATGGACTTTGGTAGTGTTGATCCAACTGTACTCGTACAAGGGTGCATCATTGGTAAAGATATATACTTCAAGAAATTATTTTATGAGCCGTGTGATGCGCCCGATAAAATTGCAAACATGATTGACGCGCATGGTAAGCGTAATGAAATTATTTGGGGCGACAGTGCGAGTGCTGGACATATTAGTTATCTAAGGCGTAAGGGCTTCAAGGTATATGGAGTGAACAAACCAGCAGGCTCAGTTGCTTATGGTGTATCACTACTTAAGAACTACCGTCTCAACATTGTTGATTGCCCTGAGTGGCGCAAAGAGCAAACGAGTTATAAGCATCGCGTGATTAATGGTATAAAACAAGAACAGGATTTCATTGGTTTAGATCACGCATGGGATGCTGCGAGGTATTTAGTTATGTCAAACTTTACTTAAGTAAAATATTTATGGCTGTTGTATTTATAATTCTTTGCTTAGTGTATTTATTCTATAATGAGATATGCGATAGCTTAAATAATTTAAAATAACATGAACATCTGGCAATACAGTGTACAAACATTCAACAACCTTTTTCGCGTTAAGAAGGAAGGTGGTAAGTATTTTTATGTTGCGTCTAAGTACAACGCGTGGGAAGAGCTGTCTTACATCAAAGCATATCTTGAATTGCCGGAACTCAATGCGGTTATATCTACCAGTGCGCGTATGTTTGGTAATGGTATAATAAAAGAGGTTGATGATAATGGTGAGGAAATTGATTCGCCACTCGTGCAGAAGTTGCGCAATCCAAATTGGATGCAGAACGGGCAGGAGTTTTTGCGCCAGACAAAAATATTTAGAAGCATCTTTGGTAATGAATACATATATGAGTTACTTCCATTTGGTATGGATATGGAGATGGCAAAGAAGTCTGCTATCTATACCATTCCATCAAATTGGATCAAGCCTAAGTATGATCAGGACAAACCATACTTCTTTGAAGTGGAAGCACCTGAATCTTTTTATTATGAGTTAGCTTATCGTGGACAGTTAAAGAAAATACCAAACGCAAACATCCTCCACTTCAATGATGATCGTGCCGACATGGATAATGTGTACGATCATAACAATACTAATCTAACTGGAGAGTCAAAGTTGAAAGCGTTAACACCTGCGTTGAATAATCTTAAGATGGCTTATGAGACGCGTGGTGTGCTGCTAAAGAATAGAGGAGCGTTAGGCATACTCAGTAATGCAACGAGCGATAAGATTGGAGCGATACCTCTTGAGCCCGGTGAACGAGAGCGCGTGCAGGAAGAGTATTCACGGGAGTATGGTGGACTGGATGGGCAGCGTCAACTTATCATAACATCTGCTGATCTCCGTTGGCAACAAATGGCAATCAGCCCTGATAAGATGGGGTTGTTTCAAGAGACTGAAGCAGACTTCAATAAGATACTTGACGCGTATGGTATGCCATCAGAATTATTTGTGCGCACTGCTGGTAGTACTTATGAGAATCAGAAGCAAGCACGCAAGGGGGCATACGTTGACACAGTTATACCAGACGCGAATGAGTGGATCAGCGGTATTAATAATAAATATCGTAAGGGCGCGAAAACAAAATTGATAATGGACTACATGCACCTGCCGATCTTCCAAGAGGATTTGAAGTCACGTGGCGAAGCAATGACACAAGTATTCAATGCAATGTCAAAGGCAATGGTTGATGGTGCGTTGACTATTGAAGAATATAAGAACGAGGTAAGAAAGTTTGGTATTAAAATTTAAAATATTATGGCAAAGAAAAAACCAATTACTAAAGAATCAGTAAAGGCTCAAGATGAGTTTGTTGCTGATGTAGTGGAGGATAATCAAGATGAAACAGTTCTTATTCAGTATGCTAATAATGATGACCCTATAACATCAGAGGAAAAAGAGGCATCTAAAAAGGTTGCGAAGAAAAAAGGCCTATCATCTTTCGGCTCAATGCTCGCAGCAGCAAACGCAAAGCGCAAAGAGCGCAAGAAATTATATGGAAAAGAAAATTAAGGAACGCATTGCTCAGGAGATTAAAGAGCGCGCGAAAAAGATTGATACAAAGCAAACTGTAAAGAAATGAAAACACCAAACATCACAGGCAAGGAGTTATTCAAGTGGTTAGTGGCTAACAAGGCAGAGTTGATTGATGCTAAGAAGGCAGCAACGAAACATGCTGATGCTACTAGCTTCAATCCTTTATCACTTAGTCCTGAAGTATCTAAGGGTAAGTACCTCTATGAGGATGATGAAGATGGTGGTAGCTTGAAGCGCACGATCATTGCTAACACATATAACTACCTTGATTCACATGGTGATGTGCATCTGGAGGGTATTTTCAGTAACTCCATTGAGCAACGTAAAAATCGCCCAGCGCCACATCTGTACGACCATAACTTTTCTGTGTTATCGAAGGTTGGTAAAGTGTTGAATTACACTGAGCGGAAAATTTCTTGGCGCGAGCTTGGCCTTGGTAAGACTGGAATGACTACCGCACTCGTGCTTGAGTCCGAAGTGAAGCGTGGTATGAATGAAAAAGTTTTTGATGCTTACCTCAATGGTGAAATTGATCAGCACAGTGTTGCGATGCGTTACATAAATGTTTCGCTTGCTGTTAATGATGAAGAAGAATATCCAAACGAGTATAAAGTATGGCAAGAAGTTATTGGTAAAGTTGGTAATCGCGCAGAGGCAGAAAAGAAAGGATATTTTTGGGCTGTGCGTGAAGCTGCTTTGCTTGAAACTTCTGCCGTACTTGAAGGGTCTAACGTATTGACACCAACGTTAGGCAAAGCTGAATCGTCTGAGGACACTCAGCAAAAAAATGTTCAACCACCATTTGTATTGAACAGGGTCGCGATTTTAAATAACTTTTTATAAACTAAAAACGAAAAGAAATGAACGAAGAAATTCAAAAGGAGTTGGAGAAACTCTTTGGAGCTGCTGGTGAAAAAACCAAAGCAGTTATTAAAACGGAAGTAGCTGAAGCCTTATCAAAGGTTATCACTACTGACGAATTGGAAAAAAGACTTAAGGCTGTTTCAGTTGATCCAAAAGTAATTGAAAAATTACAAGAAGCAATCGAAAAGCAAGGTCTTGAGCTTACCACTTTCCTTGAGGGTAAGAAGAACGATGAGCAAACACTAAGCTCGGTTCTCCATGCTAACAAAGAAAAGTTGCAAGCTATTGCTAAGAACGGACGTGAAGCAGCTTTCAAAATTGTTTTGCCAGCATCCGTTGCTCGTAAGACTTTAGTGGAGCGTTCTGCTGTTACATCCTCCACTCAAGCAATGCGCTTGACTGAGATTGGTCAGCTTGATTATGTGAACGCAGTTATCAAGCCTCTGTTTCGCTCGGTGCAAATCTCTCCTGATTCAAACGGAGTTATCCGGTATGTTGACGAGAGCACTGCAACGCGTAATGCTGATGTGAAAGCAGAAGCAGCCGAGGCGCCTGAATCAGTACAAGCATGGACAGAGCGTTCTTTGAACCTTTATAAGATCATGGATTCAATTCCTGTTACTATGGAGGCGTTCAAAGATGTAAACTTCATCGAAGGTGAAATCAATCGTCTGTTGAATATCAACATGACTTTGAAAGAGGATAGCCAATTGTATTCCGGTTCTGGTGTTGCGCCAAACTTAAAAGGTTTGTACACTTCTGCAACTGATACACTTTTTGGTTCTGGAAGTTACAACGCTTCTGTTGACAATGCGAATGTGTATGACCTGATTGCTGCTCTTCGTTCCGCGATGATGGGCGGTAATAAGAAATATTCACCAACCGCTGTGTTGATGAATCCAGTTGACATCTTTAAGTACAAGGTGTTGAAAGGTACTGATGGTCATTACCTGTTACCTCCATTCGTTGGACCAAACGGTGAGACAGTTATGGGAATGAGAGTTGTGGAAAGTGCGCAAGTAACTGCCAACACTCTTGCCGTGATTGACTCTAAGTATGGTACTATCTACGAAGATGGGGGTATTGAATTGGAAATGGGTTACGTGGATGATCAGTTCACTAAGGACACTATGACCATCAAGGCTCGTAAACGTACTGCACTTTTGATCCGCACTGTTGATGAAGGTGGTTTCTTCAAAGTGTCGAACATTGCAACTGCAATCGGTAACATCGAAACACCATAATCACTGAATGAAGTAAAAATTGAAAATTAAAAAGATGAAAAAGTTTTATAACATTCTTTTATCAATCGCTTTGGTAGCCATTGCGGTTGTTGGTGTGCAGGCACAATCAACGCTTGCAATGTACAATTCAACCTATACCACGTTAGCTACCGATACGGCGACTAACACTGGTACAGCAACGGTTGGAAATGTTACTGCTCTTAAGAACGATGGGCCTTATACCAATACGGTTATCCAAGTCCTTGTAACTGACGTAAGTGGTACGACTGGTGGAACGCTATCACTGCTCGGCAGTGTTGATGGTACTACCTATAAAGCCCTCAGTACGGCAGAGACAGCAACAGCGCTTGCAACACAAACTCCTTCTGATGCTACTGCTGGTTATCATTGGCGACTTAATGGCGCACCCTTCCCCTACTATCGAGTCCAGCTTGTTGGAACAGGTACAATGGTGTCGACCATAGCAGCCAAGATTTACCGGAGTAAGTAATTTAAAAATTCAAAGGATATGTTTCTTTTATCAAGTGACTTCGATTTAATACCTTTTAGTTTACCTGATTTGGCCTCACAGTCAAATTCCTTCCCAGATTATGCCGAAGAACAGGAGGCTAGGATTTTAAAGAAGTTGCTTGGTAAAAGTTTTTACGAGGAGTTCATTGCAGGTAGAACATGGCAAACTTGGACAGCAGCTCTCACATTTGAAATTGGAGACCTTGCTACTGATGGGGAAACATTATGGGAATCATTACAGGCAGCTAATACAAATAACGCGCTTGCTGAAGGTGCTTATTGGACTGCTGTAACGGGTAACAAATGGTTTAATCTTGAAGTTGGTGGGGACTATGTTTGGGTTGATGATGATTATGAATGGGCCGGAATAAAGGATATGCTAAAGCCTTATATCTACTCGATGTGGGTTAAGGACAATTATGACGCACTTACTTCCAACGGCACCGTTGTTTCAAATACTGAGAACAGTACAGTCATCAGTCCTGGAGCTAGAATAGCCAGTGGTTATAATTCATTCGTTGAACGTGCAGGTGCTAATTTATGTACAGAAAATTCTTTGTATGGTTATTTGTTAGCTAATGAAGATTTATTCCCTAGTGACACTTATGAGTTCAGGGAGTTAGGATTTATGAATCGTTTTGGGGTATGAGTCAGTATATAGTAGATGATATTGGTGCGGTTGTTGAACGTATGCGAGGTATTGATTCAACGTATGGCAGTTCTATGACTGCCTACTTGGACGGTATTGATGCAACGTCTGCCAATAGATTACTAATGCCATTCTATATGTACGGACATCGCCAAGAGATTGCTAATGAGTTACTAAAAAAGAATAAGGATAGCGTTTATAAGTACCAAAAATATCCTTTGATTGCCTTGCGTTTAGATATTGAAGAACCCTATGTTGATGGGATTGCTGAATTGAATTTGAATATTGCCATCCTGTGCTTTACTGATAAAAAGTATAACACTGCGCAGCGTATGACAAACATCTTCAAGCCTGTTCTTTATCCATTATACAACAGGTTTATGAAAGAGCTGAAGCAAGGCGGGCAGTTTTACTGGCAAGGCTCCGAATTGCCAGAGCATACAAAAATTGATCGTCCTTATTGGGGAGTGGAAAGTGCCGAGGCTAATACCAAAAACATTTTTAACGACCCGTTGGACGCTATTGAAATAGTTGATTTAAAATTGAAGAAAAAATTTAAACCTTGTTAATATGCCAGATTGTGTAGTAGCAAAAGAAAATCTTGGCTTGTCCCGCTGCAATAAGTTTCCAGCACTGATTAAAGGAATCATCACTACACCTGATGCTTTCTACCTCAGCCCTGCAAACGCAGCACTACAAGCACAGTGGCAGGCGGGCATTGAAGATGTTGCGTCTGAGCGAATTTATTTATGGCCTTGGTTTGTTGGTATGGAAAACATTAGTGAAGAAGCAGTATATGAGGAAACTCCTCTTGCTTACTTAGCTGTGAGAGATGGTAATTACCGTTTCCGTTTTCACATCAAAGAGAACCTTTGCATCCATCGCGCCATGTATAGCCATCGGGCTAACCAAGGGCGTGCATTCCTTATTGATACAGATAACAACATCATTGGAACTCTTAATGAAGCAGGTACAGAATTTAAAGGCTTTTCAATTCAGTTACTGAATACAGAAAAACTAATGTTTTCTGATGGCTCTGTTTCTTCCAAGTCTCCTCTGGTATTGGCTTTGAAAAACAATAAGGAGTTTGATAAGGATGGTTATATTGTGACACTTGATGAAGTAAATGACCTGGTAAGAATTGTTGATGTAACAATCACAGTTAATACTCAGACAACTGCCAGCATAGTTGCCACAGTAACCGTTACTTGCGACGGTAGTAAAGTAAATGGTTTATTGGAAGCTGATTTCAAATTGCTGAATGGTGCAGGAGCTGCTCAGTCAATTGATACAGTAACTGAAGTAGATGGTGTTTACACCTTCACTCCAACAACTACTTTTGCGGATGGTACTTTAGGATTGCAGCTTGCTGCTTCTTTAAGCACTGATCCATATGAAGCTGATGCAGCAACCATTAACGTTCCTTAATAAATGAGTAAGGGGTTAACAGCCCCTTACTTTTTAATATATGGGTAAGCTAAAAGACATGCATAAAAAACTTCTTGCTCTTAATATGGAGCAACTATGTCTTGAAGCAACTTTTGCTGTGGAGGAACAAGCAACTAACATGAATACAGACCAGTTATGGCAAGGAGAGAAGTCTGATGGTAATAACTTGCCTGACTACTCACCAATGAGTGTAAATGTATTTGGTAAACCAGCAGGGCCGATAAGGCTATTTGATCAGGGAGATTTTTACCGTGGCTTTGTATTTGCTACTGTAGATTTTCCAATATCGTTTACATCTATTGATGAGAAAACAAGTGAACTCGAAGAAAGATATGGTAGTGAAATTTTTGGACTTAATCTTGAGAATCAGAAAGACTTGGCACAAAATTATATTCTACCTGAACTTAAAAAGGCGTTCCTTAAAGCAGTGGAAGTATGATAATATTACTTTGAAATTGTATATGCATATTGCAGCCACTGGAGATGTTAATTTATTAAATGCGCTTGAGCCTCAAGATGCATGGGAAGAAATCGTGGCAAAGAATTGCAAAGCAAACGGTGCTACAGAGTACCAACAATATTTAGAATTGGCAAAGAGTTACGCGTTAAACGTAAATGAATATATAAGGGTAAAGGCAGCCTTAACAAAATTATCTGTGGTAGTTGATAAGGATTTGGCAGGATGGTTATCTGGCAAAGGTTATAAAATTGAAATGACAAACTCTTCCATATATGCTGAGTCATTATCGAGAGCCGATGCAAAGTCAAATAATTTATTGACTCGTATTAATATGAAAAAGAATGCAATGGCAAGACTGACCGCACCTGATAAACAAGAAAATAAAACACTTGAGGAAATTCTTGCCAGTTTAAGTTATGCAATTGGTTTTCCAGTTAGCGATGATATTACACTCGCTCGTTTTAATGAGTACACTCGAATACTGAAGTTAAGGGCTGACCAAGAAAAAATGCACCATGGCAGAGTTAAATAAGGAAGATTTATTTTCACAGGAACTTCTTAAAGCCCCTTACGAGTTAGCTAAAGGACTTGGCTTAGTCGTTGAGCAGATTGATCGCATCACTGAGGCAAGCAAGCAAAGTGAAACTGTTTTGAAATCCTCTAACTCAGCTGGTAAGATTGCTAAAGAAACTAATCAACTAACCATACAAGAAAAAGAACTACTAAAGGTTCAGAATCAGATTAGTGTAGCCCTTGCAAAAAATAATGATGAGTATATTGAACATAAGCGTGGGTTGGATGCAATCAATAGAGCAGTAAAAGAAAAGATTCAGAAGGGTAGAGAAGATTTAACCTTCACAGGGCAGATGAAGAATGCCATGAAGGATTTAAAGAATGAGTTGAAGGAAGCAAAGAACGCCATGCTACTCGCTGCTGATGCTGGTGGTACTATGTCTAAGGAGTATCAAGACGCTGCTAAGCAAGCTGGTGAAATAGCCGATAAGATTGGTGACGCTAAAGATGAGGCAAAAGTTTTTGCTAATGATACAGCGTTTGGTGCGTTAGGTACAAGAGTAGGATTATTGAAGGACAAAATGATGTCGCTTGACTTTAAAGGAGCTGGCGAACAATTGAAAGGGTTAGGAAAAATAATCTTGGCTAATCCATTGTTAATACTTGCTGCTGTAGTTACTGGTATAGTAGTTGGTTTGGTTGCTCTTAAGGATAGCATTCCTTTTGTTAGCGCTGCATTTACCAAAGTAAGCGAGGTTATTGATTATGTAGTTGGTAAGTTGAAAGCATTTAGTGACTGGTTAGGCATCAGTACGTTTGCCGCTCAGGATAAGGCAAAAGAAGTTATTAAGGCATCAAACGCTGAAACTGCTGCCATAGAAAAGAACTATGATCATCAGATAGCATTAGCACAGGCTGCTGGTAAAGAAACAGTTGCTTTGGAAACTAAAAAATGGCAAGACATAAAAGCAGCGGCAGAGAAAGGTCAGAAGGCGGCATACGATCCTAAGAAAGCATTGGAGGAACAAAGTGAAGAGTATAAAAAATTCTCCGAGCAAATTATTAACGCATCAAATGCCATAGAGATAATTGAGGCGAAGAATCACGAAGCAAGTAAGAAAAGAAGGGAAGAGTTTTTAAAGCACCTTGATGAGCTGTCAATTAAAAACAGAGATGCGATTGAAGCCGCTGCACAGGAGAAAATAAAAAAGCAGCAAAGACATGAGGCGGAGCTTGAACGCATGGTAGAACATGCTGAAAAGATAAAAGAGAATCAGGAGATTGAACTTGAGCAAGTAGAACAGTTGGATGCCAAGTATGCCTCACTCACAGCATTAAGAGCGGCAAGGGAGAAAGAGGCTGCTGCTAAAAGACAGGCCGCTTATGAAAAAGACTTGGAGGTAGGTACTAATACTCTTGATGCCTTAACAAGTGCTATTGATGACTCATTAAGAAGCAATGACCAGAGCTTTAAACATATGCTCAAATCTTTCTTGGTAAGTATGTTGAGACAAGTTCAAGTTTCAATTACCACTCAACTACTTGCCGGAGCCGCAGCAAGAGCAGCACTTGCAGTTGTACCCGGAGCCGGTGCATTAATATTAGCAAGAGCTGCTCGTGAAGCAATAGTGATAAAGGCATTATTCAGCCTCGCACAAGCGTCAATATTAAAGTTTGAAAAAGGTACTGATTCAGCACCCGGTGGATTAGCGTATGTTGGTGAAAAAGGGCGTGAGTTAATTATCACACCATCGGGCCACGTCTCGCTATCTCCTAATAAGGCTACACTTACCAATTTACCTAAAGGCTCGCAAGTTATTCCTAACGAAGAAACAATGCGAATATTGGCAAGCAATACAATGCGCGGTATTAGCTCAACGAAGTCAGGGGACTTTATTTTATATGGCAAACTTTCAAGTCTGGAAAATACTATACGGGAAACAAACGAGAAAATTGCAGGGGCTGTTGACAGAAGTAATGGAAAGATTTTTAACCATGGCTCGTTGATATATGAAATGAAGGTTAAGGATGATGGTAGTAAAAAGATGATCAGACGTAAATCATTATCCGCATGACCCCTCAGTTTAGATTCACCATGTTTCATGATACAGTTAGCCCAAGTGGTACTGTAGTTGTGCAGCCTATTGGGTGGAAGGATGCAAGTGTTTCGTTAACGCGCGACCCAAGATTCCATTCGTTGGTGGAATACTTTAAAGGCTCGTTTATTTGGTACGGTAATGCGCGCCAATTCATTAGAGATGTTGAAGATATAGGCCCAGAAGAAAAGCTACGCATACTTATAGAAATTTACTACAGCGCATGGGAGACCCTATTTGACGGAGTGATTGATATAATACAACTGGAGGATTTAAGTAAGAAAGAAACTTTTTACAAGCTAACAGCTCCAATTATCCGTAATGATTTTTGGGCGAAGTTTATTAACAGGTTAACAACCCCAATTGATCTTCAAGCAACTGTTGACCTTGATGGTAATGCCCGCACTGCTGTTAATAAAATTACACTGCCTTTGCCGAGTCAAGTTGTATTTCAAGAATATTACTCAAGAACTTTTAACTACGACGATCCAGCAAGACACGAGGGGACTCTGCTATATGAGTTTACTGCCCTGTATGTAGGTAATGTTAGTTTGCCTATTGTTACAAAAAATACTTTGAAGAACGTTAGGGAGCGGTACTCAAAAGACACTTTCCAACTATTTAGTAGCGAGATAAAGGATGAACTTGCTGTATTTATTGCAAACGATGATGGTGATATAGAGATTGATTTTTCTATTGTATTAGCCGATAATCCTTTTGGTGTCCCTTATGGAGGCAGTACAAAACCAACAGCTACCAGTGTAGTAAAATTAAAAGTAAACGGTGCCCTACAATCAGTTACCAGAACAGATTATGGTACAGCTGGCGTGGATGAAAGGAGTGTATATACTTATAGCGGGTCACATACTATTAAGAAAGGCCAGTATGTTGAACTGTACTTAGCATCTACTGTAACTGAGGATATTTACATTTGTCACAGCGGTCTTTATGAAGATACCTATATAAGTATAACCTCTGCTACAACATACAAGGATACAACATGTGATGCGTATTTACTAAAGGATGCCGCAGAAAGTATCCTATCAAAAACAACTGGTAATGACGGGGTACTTGTTTCAACCATTCTTGACACTTGCCAAGGGTTAAATGCAATAAGCAAAATCAAAAACATACGTGGATATTTGTTTGCTGAAAAAGCTATTACTATGTCCTTTGATGAGTGGTGGAAAGGTGCGGAGCCTATTTTAAATTTAGGATTGGGTTATACAGAAAATGCAGATGAGATTGAGATAGAAGTTAAAGATGAATTTTATGATCCAACTCCAGTTGTGTTTATCCCGAATGTTAGTAACCTAGTTCGCAAGTATGATACTGGTAAGTATGTAAAGAATATTGACGTTGGTTATAACAGCTGGTCTTCAGAAAGTGACAGTGGTATAGATGACCCACAATCAAGAAGACGATACAGAACAAAGTTTGCGACTATTGGGGAGGACTTAACTATTTATTCTTTGTTTTATGCATCTTCATTAGGCATAGAGCAAGCAAGAAGAAATACAAAGGAGCTAAGTAAGGACTATAAGAATGATGAGGACATTGCAATAATTAATATTAAATCAGATGGAGGAAGTGGTTATGAGCCAGTTTTAGGTACTGACTTCAACGCAGTTACAAATTTATTATACTCTGACACACGGTACAACATCCGACATGCCTGTGCTCGTATATTCAAACGCTGGCAGAAATTTTTACAGGGCTGTCTCGCACACACCACTGGTGAATACTTTTACTTTGCTGGAGGTGAAGGTAATTACGAGATGACAAGCCAGTTTGAGACTACTGACTGTGAGGCTACGGACGATCCCGAACCAGTGTTAGCAGAAGATCAGGATATTGCAGTTGATGAAACCAATTTTGATTTTATACCTAAGCTATATACTGCAAAAGTACCGATGTCCAAGAGTACCTATGATACTATACTGGCGAATAGAAAAAAGGCTTTGGGGATCAGCCAGACAACTACCAACTATCTACCAATGCACATAATGGATTTGGATTATAAGATATTTGGTGGATATGCTGAGCTTCAATTGTTGCTTGCCAGTAACACACCAGTAAACCCAGACGGCGATTTTATCCTGCAGGAAGATGGCAACATGATATTGATGGAAGATGGTACAAGTGGAATACTTATAGAATGAAATGGTTAACGTTTATATTATTACTAGGTTGTACAGAAATTGATTATGAATTTAATTGCTTTAATATGAATATACCAGTTGGAAACCCTGTTAAGTTTTGGTTGAATGGGGAAGAATCGTTTAATACAAAAGTAGTTGCTGGTATGCAACAAGTTTGCTTCAATCAGAAGTTTAACAATGATGATGTTGTTAAAATACAGGTTATTGATGATGTTGCTACGGCTTACGCATTACAAATTTTAGATGTTGATGATGTGATATTGGAGCAGCTAGATTTTACAGAAACATCTGATGTTTTTAATCTTAGTTTTACTTTATCCGACTACCCTAGTGTAATAGATAAAAGGGTAAGGTTTAAAATTGGTACTAATGAATTAACAGTAGTTGAATCTGATACCTTTACATCTGATCTTGAGACATGGGAACTGGCTGGACTTGGAGGTTCTGACTGGGCGTGGAATGCTGCTAATGGTGGAAGCATGCGGAATACAACTCTTAATGTTTCCGGAAGTAAAGTATTCAGAAGGGCTACTACATTACCTCAGCAAGAACATACTATACGGATTACGTATAATCCGTTAGCATCTGTTAATTCAAGTGCTTTAAAATTAGTTATAGCATTAGCAGATGGGCCAAATGTAGGAGATAACTTTTTTAATATAGAAAGCACTTTATTATTAGGTGATGGCACGACTGAACAAGTTATTGTCACACCAGCTTATTGGGAAGACACCACCCACTTATTTGCCTATCTTTCCTCTACCGGATTTGTAGCTGGTGATAATGTAGACTTAATGACTCTTGAGATACTCACAAGACAATTTGCAGAAGTAGCAAGCTCTGATGTATTAAATATATTAGACGATGATGAAACATACTTAATTCAATACAGTAACGAGTCAAACTTTGCCGGCCTTGACTACTCTGCTGGAACTATATTTGGTATCCGCGTGCATAGCAGCTTCTTCAAAGAACGTTTCCCGGAAGAGGACGAGAGTGAAGAAATATCAGATGGTAGTGTGGTAAAATTAAGTGGCTCAGTAAAGAATCAAAGACTTTTACAAATTGAGCCTGCTCCTTTTTACTTCCATAATATCCTCAAAAGAGTACTCCAGCACAACACTATCTACATTGATGGTCTGTACTGGGAAAAGGAAGAGTCTTATGATGTAACTGAACTCAACTCTAAATATCCTTTGCACAAAGGAGAGGTATGGTTGACGCAGAAGGAAGATGGCTATGATACAAACGTTTATGGAACCTTAACTAATATATAAATATGGAATACTTAATTGTTTTTATTTTACAGGCTCTTGGTATATCCTTGAGTGCAACGCAAAAGATGCTGGAACTTGATCGTAAATTTCCGGATGATACCTTGAGTGATGTGATTAACTTGTTCTTACGCGAGGATAGAATAACACTTATCATTTCAGGAATTATTTTAGTATTCAACTTGGTGGCTCATTACATTATAGTCCACTATACTGAGCTACCATTAGCAGTGGAGTACTACCCATTGTGGGCGTTTAGTATTTCGTTTGTACTTGGTTATGCAGGGCAACGAATTGTTTATAAGTATCTTGGTAAGGCTGAAAACTTACTAATGAAAAAAGCAGATAAACTTGATAACATATGATTAGATACCTTTTACTTTTATTACTACCACTAACTCTTTTCGGCCAGAGTCAGAAGATTAGTGACATGACGAGTGCTACCAGCTTGACTGGAAGCGAGTATGTTCCAATAGTTCAGACAACCAACAAGAAAGCAACTGTAGGATTGTTGCGTGGATGGACTTCACTTGGT